CCGTGAAGACGGCGCGCATCCAGGGCACGGGGGTGTCGGCGTGATTGACCTTCGACACGGCGACTGCCTGGATGTCATGCGCACGCTGGCCGACAACTCCGTCGACAGCGTGGTGACGGACCCGCCCTATGGACTGACGGCCAACAAGCCTGGCGGCACCGGCGTTGCGTCAGTGAATATTGAGAGCCCATATGGGCGTGCACGCATCGGCACGGGCAACGGTTCCGGTGGCTTCATGGGTATGAAATGGGATGCCGGTGTGCCAAGCGCCGAAGTGTGGGCCGAAGCCCTGCGCGTGCTCAAGCCAGGCGGCTACCTGCTGGCCTTTGGTGGAACCCGCACCTATCACCGCATGGTCTGCGCCATCGAGGACGGTGGTTTCGAGATACGCGACCAGATCGGCTGGACCTTCGGGTCGGGCTTCCCGAAATCTCACAACGGCCCGTGGGGAGGTACCGCACTCAAGCCGGCCTGGGAGCCCATCTGCGTGGCGCGCAAGCCGCTGATCGGCACGGTAGAGCAGAACTGGAAGGAGCACGGCACCGGGGCGCTGAATATCGACGGGTGCCGCATCCAGACTGCCGAAGCCCTGCGTGCTGGTGCCGGTGGAATTCCTTGCCGGCACGACGAGCACACACCCCGGGGCCGCGCAGACGAGCCAAGCGCGAATTCGCGTTATGCGAGTGAAGGCGGCACCGATTTCGCCATGACGCCGGGGCCGCGCGGCGGTGACGCCAAAGGCCGCTGGCCCGCGAACCTGATCCACGACGGCAGCGACGAGGTTATCTCCCTGTTCCCGCGGCAGGCAGGGGCCTACGCCCCTGTGACTGGATCGGAGCCGAGCAACAAGACCAGCGGAATCTATGGGGGCGGACTGGCCCGCGATGTACCCCAGCCGTTTCACGGCGACAACGGCAGCGCGGCCAGGTTCTTCTACTGCGCCAAGTCGGACCGGGCCGACCGAAACGAAGGACTCTACGGTTTCGACGCGCAGCAACAGGACGCCGGCCGTAAGCCAGGTAAGCCAGGGGGCGACAACCCGCGCAACCGTGGAGTTCACGAGCGCCAAAACCATCACCCCACCGTCAAGCCAACCGACCTGATGCGCTACCTGTGCCGTCTGGTCACGCCGGCCGGCGGCCTAGTCCTCGACCCCTTCATGGGCAGCGGCAGCACTGGCCGCGGCGCGGTGCTGGAGGGCTTCCGCTTCATCGGCATCGAGCGCGAAGCCGAGTACATCGACATCGCCCGCGCACGCATCGACAGCGCGCGCCGGCAGGGGCACCAGCCCGACCTCTTGGAGCAAGCAGCATGAACGACGCCGAGCTCGAGCAACACATCACCGACCTGGGCCTGCTGATCCAGAAGGCCTATGCCGAAGGGGACCGCGCCGCGGCCGTCGCATGGGCCAAGGCAATGGCCGAGGCAAAGAAAGGCCTGTCGGCCGAGTGGGTTCAGGCGCGCGAGACGGCATTGGGCCTGGGGCCGTGCCAGTTCACCGTGATGGCCGACGAGACGCGGGCAGGCATGGGGGCGCACCGGTGACAGACACATTGCCGGCGCCGCTGACGCCACTCGACTGCGACCTGCAGGACTTCAAGTTCATGCCGCTGGACGTCGGCCGGCTGCGCGACTCGGATCTCGCGTCCGACGAGACACCAGAGGCCTGCTGGGCCGCGGTTCTTCTGTGGTGCGCATCGTGGCACCAGATCCCGGCCGCCTCGATCCCCGACAACGAGCAGTGGCTGGCCAAGCAGGCCGGCTATGCCCAGCGCGGCAAGATCTCCGACGACTGGGCTGCGGTCAAGCCTGGCGCCATGCGCGGCTGGATCAAGTGCTCGGACGGGCGCCTGTACCACCCGGTTGTCGCCGAGAAGGCCATCGAGGCATGGGAGTCCAAGCGCGATCAGCGGTGGCGAACCGAGTGCGGCCGAATCAAGAAGCACAACGACAGGCACGGGACAGACCTGCCGCGTCCCTCGTTCGAGCAGTGGGTGTCGCAAGGTTGTCCCGTGGGACACAGGCTACCTGTCCCCGGGGACACTGGATCCGGGTCCCAAGGGACAGGTGGCGATGTCCCTGGGGAAACGGGGTCCAAGGGACAGGGAGAGGGACAGGGACAGGGACAGTTAAATACCAAGGGAGCTAAAGCTCCCTCGTCGGCAGTCAAGCTGCCGCCGTGCCAGGGCAAGGCGATCGTCGGCCTGTACCACCAGATCCTGCCCGAACTGCCGTCGGTCGTGGTGCTGGACAGCAAGCCCCGCCAGGCCGCGCTGCGCAAGTCATGGGCCTGGGTGCTGACCTCCAGAACGCCCGATGGCGAACGGCGCGCCACCACGCCGGAGGAGGCGCTGGACTGGTTCAAGCGGTACTTCGAGCGCGCCCGGGAGAACGACTTCCTGATGGGCAAGACCCCGCGCACCGGCGCGCACGCGAACTGGCGCTGCGACCTCGACTTCCTGCTCACCGACAAGGGCATGAAGCACGTCATCGAGAAAACCCAAGGACACGCATGAACGCCCGCACCGAACTCGACGCCTTTGGCGCAGACCCCGAACTGGCCCAGCTGCGCGTGCCGCCGCACTCGGCCGAGTCGGAAATGGCCCTGCTGGGGGGCCTGCTGCTGGACAACCGGGCCTGGGACCTGGTCGCTGACATCCTGACCGAGTCCGACTTCTACCGCTACGAGCACCGGCTGGTGTTCGCGGCGATATCGCAGTTGGTCAACGCCAACCGGCCGGCCGACGTCATCACGGTCTGGGCCCGGCTCCAGTCGACGGGCAACGGCGAGGAGGCGGGCGGCCTGGCCTACGTGAACTCCCTCGCCCAGTACGTGCCCAGCGCCGCCAACATCCGCCGGCATGCCGAGACGGTGCGCGAGCGCGCTGTCCTGCGCAACCTGATTTCGGCCAGCGACGAGATCGCCACCAGCGCCTTCAACCCCATGGGCCGGCCGGTGGCCGACATCGCCGACGAGGCCGAGCGCAAGATCTTCGGGATCATCGAGTCCCGCACCGGCCCGGATGACGACTGGGTTTCCATGGGCGACCTGGTTGTGCGCGAGCTCGACGCCGTGCAGGCCCGCCACGATGGCAGCGACACCGAGCGCGGTGCGGACTTCATCCCGACAGGGCTGGAGGAGTGGGACGACATGCTCGACGGTGGCCTGCGCCCCGGCCAACTGATCATCATCGGCGCCCGGCCCTCGATGGGGAAGACCGCGCTGGCGGATTCCGTCGGGCTGCATGTGGCCACCAACCTGGGCCTGCCCGTGGGCAAGTTCTCGATGGAAATGGAGAACCAGGAGGGCGGCCAGCGGGCGCTGTCGCAGGCATCCAAGGTGGCGTTGCACGCGCTGCGCCGCCCTGAGCGCATGTCCGACATCGACTGGGCGAACATGGCCGCCGGTGTCGAGAAGCTGGCCCGGATCCCGTTCTACAGCTACGACAAGGGCGGGCTGAACATCAACCAGATCCGCAACAAGGCGCGCATCCTGAAACGCCGGCATGGCCTGAGCATGCTGATCGTGGACTACCTCCAGCTGATGTCGGGCACCGACACCCGGGCGCCCCGTGTGTACCAGCTGGAGGAGGCCAGCCGCGGATTGAAGGCGCTGGCCAAGGAGCTCAAGATCCCCGTGATCGCCTGTGCCCAGGTCAATCGCGCGGTCGAGCGCGAGGTCGACCCGATGCCAAAGATGTCCGACCTGCGGGACTGTGGCGCGATCGAGCAGGACGCCGACATCATCCTGTTCGTCCACCGCCCGTTCAAGGCCAACCCGGAACTGACCGACGACTGGAAGTTCCTGGCCAATTGCGACATGGCCAAGCAGCGCGGCGGGCGCACCGGGCGGTTCAACCTGATGTACCTCGGGCAGTACACCCGGTTCAAGGACTGGCCGCTGGACCTCCCGGTCCCGGTCGTCAAGGTCGTGAAAGGCAAGAGCCTGTGATCGCCTTCATCATCATCGGGGAACCGGCCAGCAAGGCCAACAGCCGCAAGGTGATCGAGATCGCCGGGGTGTCGCGCCTGGCGAAGTCGGCCAAGGCGCTGGCCTACGAGAAGGATGCACTGCGCCAGATCCCACCGGTGCACCGTGTTCGCCTGGCCGGGCCGGTGCGCGTCACGATGCGGATCTTCTACGCCAGCGAGCGCCCGGACCTGGACGAGTCGCTGATCCTGGACGTCCTGCAGGACCGGTACTCCGGCAAGGCCCCGAACCGCATCCTGGTGCAGGCCGGCGTCTACCAGAACGATCGCCAAGTGCGCGAGAAGCACGTCTACCACGCGATCGACCGCAAGAACCCGCGCACCGAGATCATCGTCCAGTCCCTGGCGCCGCAGATCGACCTGATCGCCCCGCAGGCCCAGCCGGCACCAGCCCGCCGGCCGCGGCTGGCACCCCCTTCCGTCGCCGTCCGGATTCCCGACGAGCTCCCCTTCTGACCCACCAACCACCGAAAGGACCCCCTGTGCTCCAGATCCACGACTTCACCGAGGCGCGCATGGCCAGCCTCACCACCCGCATCCAGAAACACGGCGACGAAGACATCCCTGCTGTCTCGCTGGGTCTGGTCATGACCGTAGCCAACACGATGCTCGACCAGATCGACCCCAACATCCGCGAATCGCTGTTCAAGCGGATCGACGGTCAACCCGACCTGCCCGGCGTGGAGTCCACCACCCCGGCCCTGCGCTGCAACACGATCGACCGCGCCGTGCTGGCGACGAAATACGAGGGCTGGACGCTGGAGGTCGATGACGGGATCGACGAGACGACCCCCAAGACCTTTGGCGGGTGCAAGGTGGACAAGTTTGTCGTGGAGCCGCTCAACGGCGGCAGTTGCGCGCTCTCGTTCCGCGTGGGCACCAGCGATCTGGACGCGGAGCGGTCCGGCATGCTCGCGATGCACGTCGGCCAATCCATCTGGATCAAACTGCGCGCGCCCGAGAAGGCGGCCGATGCGCCGGCGCCGGCCACTACGACCCAGCCCGATGACGACGGGGATGACGCCGGCAGCCTGTTCGCGGCCAGCGCGGCATCCGGTGATGTTGTCGGCAGCGAACGTCCGCTGACCGAGGCCGAAGTCTTCCCGGGCGCGCAGGCGCCGACGGTCCCCGTCACGACCAAGCGCCGCCGCAAGCTGGGGGAGGGCCTGGGCACCGACGCCGACCAGGCCGCGCGTCAGGCCGAAGTGCTGGCAGCAGATCCCACCATGGCCGCCGACGCGCCGCTGGCCCCGGGTGGCGAGGGCTGGCCGTTCCCGACCGGCGCCAACGCTGGCGTGACGCACTGAGGCCACCATGCAACTGCGTCAGCGCATCATCGCCTGGGCTGCGACCCGTGCGCCGGACTTCGTCATCGGCGGGCAGGAGGATCCCTACCTGTGCCGCTGGTGGTTGATGCCCCGCAACCCGGTGTTCAACGTCTACGTCCACCTGTTCTTGCGCAGCGACGATGACCGGGCGCTGCACACCCACCCGTGGGCCTTCAACTGCTCGATCCTGCTCGACGGCCAGTACGTCGAGCACACCCCGGCCGGCGAGTTCGTGCGCCGCACCGGCGACCGCAAGTTCCGCTGGGGCCCGGCGCCGCACCGCATCGAACTGACCACGGGACCCTGCTGGACGCTGTTCATCACCGGCCCGCGTGTGCGCAGCTGGGGATTCCTGTGCCCGCAGGGGTTTGTGCACTGGCGCGCTTTTACTGATGCACGGGACAAGGGTGCCATCGGGAAGGGATGCAACCAATGACCATCGCCTCGATCGCCGCCGATCTCCTGGTGTCCCAGCAGCAGGTCCAGCGCCTGATGGCGATGCGCCGGCACTTCCTGCGGTATCAGCCGCCGCCAACGCTTGAGTTCTGGGAGGGCTGGCGCGGCGCGATGGCGGCGCAGTTGGAGCACGCCGGCCTGCTGCAGTCCGCGCTGGCGGCCACGGGCCGAGCCGCGAACGATGCGCGCGTGGAGGTCCCGGCGTGATCCTGATCCTCCGCCCGCCTGGCCGCGGCAACTGGGCGCCGATCACGCTGGCCGTGTCCGGCCTGCGCCTGGGCCCGGTCGATTTCTTCGTCGGCCAGCGCGTGCTGCTGGGCGGCCAGGAGTGGCGCGTCTCGAAAGTTCTTCCATGACTACCGTAACTCTCATGCGCAACGCGCACGGGCAGCTGGTGGGTGCCACCGCTGCCGACGAGCGCAAATACAACGGCTGGCGCCGCAAGGTCCGCGACTGCCAACCCGGCGAGTACATCGTTTTCTCCTGGGAGGATCCCCGCAGCCCCAAGCACTTCGGCAAGTTCATGGCCAAGATGCGTCTTCTGGTGGAGCATTCCGAGGCATTCCCGGACGAGGAAGCCGCCCGCAAGTACCTGACGGTCGCCGCCGGCTATGTCACCTTCGAGCCTGGCCCGGACAGCACCCCCAATGCCATCCCGATGTCGCTGGCCTACGACAAGTTGGAGGAGGCGGAGTTCACCGAACTGCACCGGCGCATCGACGACGTGCTGTGGCGGCCGGAAACGCTGGCGATGCTGTGGCCGCACCTGACGGAGAAGGCGCAGCACTCCTCGATGGAGGGCTATTTCTTCGAGGTCGAGAGAGCCCGGGAGCAGCAGTTGTGATGCCTGACTCCGACACCCCCAACACCCAGGCAGCGCCGGTGCGCGCGCGCGTGCTGATCGAGGCACCGGTGAAGTCCCGGCTGGGCAACTACGACGCCAAGAGCCGGCTCTACGCCCAGGTGCTGGCCATGGACTTCTACGAGCTCCCGCGCCACCGCACCTGCGTCTTCGACAACCCGGCCTCGATGGCCCGCGAGTGCTGGCAGGACGGCAAGCTGCTGGCCTTCATCACGTCCGCGCTCATGGCCACCAAGGGCTTCAACGGTGGCAAGGACATTTTCTTCGGCCTCAACGTCGGCCCATGGAAGACCGGCCAGCTGCTGGGGGACGCCGATGCCATGAAGGAGATCCCGTGACCCGCAAACGCACCCGCCGCCGGCACTACTCCCTGGTCAACCCGATCGCCATGGCCATCATGGGCGCCAGCTTCACCACCAAGGATGTGCTCGACCAGATCCGGCTGCGCAACCTGTCGGCGATCGACGCCTTTGCGCATGGCCGCGCCACCGTCAGCGACTGGCGCACCGTGGCCGACATGCACAACATCAGCGAAACCATGGCCAAGGGCGGCATTGGCCCCGAGGTCCTGGAGGCCTGCGCCGCGGTCGACGCCGCCCTGACCGACTGCTACCACCGCCACGAGCGCACCGGCCAGCTGGGCATGACCGGCCCGCAGCTGGTCGCGCTGCGCGAGCTCCAGGAGTACCACGACCTGCAGGTGCAGTCCATCCCCCGCAGCGAGTTCGAGGGCTGGATCAAGAAAACCGCCGACCGGATCCGCAGCAGCCACCCAGACGTGAAGGTCTTCATCTGAACCTGGCCCGCCGCGCGCCAGATCCAGCGCGGCACAACCCGAGGAAACGCCCTATGGCACACATCATCCCGCCAACCATCGGCCGCAAGGTCTGGTTCCGCCCCAACGGGGTCAACGTGATCGGCAACAAGCTCCTGCAGGTGTTCGACGACACCCAGGCCCTGGACGCCACCGTGGTCTGCGTCGCCGACGCCCAGACCGTCAACCTGCTGGTGGTCGACCATGCCGGCGTGACGCACGCGGCGCCCAACATCCGCCTGGTGCAGCCGCAGGCCGGCGACATTACGCCGCCCGATGGCACCTGCTACTGCGAATGGATGCCCTACCAGGTCGGCCAGGCCCGGGCCCAGGCCCAGACCGCGGAAGGGAGCGCATCATGAGCACGGACGCAAAGATCGAGGCCGAGATCCAGGCCAAGGGGTTGACCGCTCCGCGCGTCACGCCGGCCGACATCGAGGCGAACATCGCCAGCGCGCACTACTTCACGGCGGCAGATGGCGTAAACGGGACGTTCATCCAGTCGCCCATAGGCTACGCGCCCCCCGGTGCGCTGTACCTGCTGACGTTTTGCGTGCTGGTCCTGCGCAACGGGTTCACCGTCACCGGTGAGTCGGCATGCGCCAGCCCGGAGAACTTCGACGCCGAACTGGGCCGCAAGATCGCCCGCGCCAACGCGGTCAACAAGATCTGGCCGCTGATGGGGTACGAGCTCAAGGAGCGGCTGCACCGCGGCGAACACCAAGGAGCGGGCCATGCCAGCTGACGGCGATCGGTGCTCCCCACCATTCAGCGACCCGCGCAACATCGCTGTCGGGCAGGCCCGGGTGATCTGGGCCCTGCAGACCCGCACGACCAAGGGCGGGCTGTGCCACGAGGGTTGGGTGCTGCCGGGCGGCCTGCGCACCACCGACCGGGACGAAGCCATGGCCACGGCCGTCGAAATGGACAGGTCTGCCCGGGCGGCTGGGGGCTGACCATGATCGTCGCCCGCCCCAAGCACATCTACGTGCGCAGCGCCGTCCTGCTGACCCGGGTGCGGACGCTGCCGTGCATGGTCACCGGTGTGTACGGAAAGACCGAGCCGGCGCACTCCAACTGGGGCGAGCACGGCAAGGCCAAGGCGATCAAGGCCGACGACAACCGTGTCGCCGCGATCGCCGGCTGGATCCACCGGGAATTGGACCAGGGCAGCCGCTGGAGCGCGCGCGAGCGCCGCGAACTGTGGTGGACCGCGCACTGCAGCACCGTCATGCACCTGTACCGCCTGGGCCTGTGGCCCCATGACGTGCCCCTGCCCAGCCTTACCGACTTCCAACCCTGAGACAAATATGAATGAGATGCAGAAGAAGAACCCCCTTATGGAGGCTCTCAAGGCGCAGGCCATCAAAGCCAAGGCCGATCTCGCGCAAGCAGACGCTGTCTATCGGGGTGCCGTTGCAGCGTACCGGGAGTATTTGCGACACGAAATTCTTGGGCCGTTGTTCTACGCGAAGTTCGGCTACGAGGATTCAATCTGTGTGCGGGTTACAGAAAGCCAGGACGCAACCTGGGCCGGAATCTACAGATTCAAAAGTCTCCCAGTTCCGGTCGAATTTGATAACGACATGCGGCACTGGATACCAACCGAGCGCCTGAGCCTAAACAAGGATGGCACACAAAAACGATACGACCGACGGGTGCACAACCTCAATCCCGACTTCCTGCTGAGTTCAGCCCAGATCGCAGAGCCGCCGCTAAGGAAGTCGCGCAGCAAGAAGAAAGCCGCCATGGACTGAAACGGAAAAGCCACCCGAAGGTGGCTCCCCGATGAATCGCGCCTGAGAACCGCAATTCTATCTGGAGCACACCACCATGAACGACGTCGCCACACTCCCCAAGAGCAACCGGGAAGCGGTCCTATCGGCCATCCAGGTGATCAGCGACCACCGCGAGGCCGCCAGCAAGCAGCAGATCGTGAACATGACCGGCATCAACACGTCCGTCGTGAACGACCACGTCAAGGCCCTGCGCGAGGACGGCCTCATCACCATGGTGCAGCCCGGCTGGTATGCACCCATCGACCAGGAGCCCGATCGGCTGGTGTCCACCACCAACATGCCCCGCGGCCGCATGAAGATCGAGATCGGCGACAGCATCCTCGAGCTCAACCCACGCGAGGCATTCAGCCTGGCCAAGCAGCTTGCCGGCTTGCTGCTGGCGTTCCGGTCCGGTGTATGAAATTTGAGCGGAGCTACCTGGACACGCCAGCACCTGCTGCCGGGGTCGAACGCGAATTCTCGAACAAGACGAAGCTCTCCCGAACCCAGGGGAAGATTCATTTGAACTGCGATCTGTGCGAAATGCCATTTGAAACCTATGCGTGCTGGGCCAAGAGGGTGAGCAGGCACTATTGCTCAAGGGCGTGCGCGTCAGAGGGGAAGGTTACGCAGGTGGAAAACACTTGCGTCATCTGCGGCGACACCTTCCTTACGAAGAAATATGACCACGAGATGAACCGAAAGACCACTTGCTCTACGGAGTGCAGCAATGAGAAAAAGAGCCGGTTTATGTCTGACGGACAAGCAAAAGTGCTACACGGAATGCGGTTCCCTAGCGCCGTTGTGAATGGCGGCGAATTATGAAGACGGCGGTCACTGTCGCGTCGTCCACGCTGCGCCACTCCAAGACCCACCGAGCGCGCGCCGAGGCCAACCGGAAACCGCGCTTTCGCATCACATTTGTGCGGGGCTATGGCAGCGCCAAACCTTGACCACCCCCGGTGGGGTTTGATCCCCAAACCGAGCCCGGCAACACTGCGGGCTCCCTTCCCCCATCAACCTGTTCAGGAGATTCACCATGAAACGATTCCGCAACTTCCTCGCCGTCCTGGCCATCGCCGCTGCCGGCGCCATCGCCGCCGCCGTCCACATCATGGAGCCCGTGGTCACCGCGGCCCGTCGAGCCTTCGGCGCCGTGCGTGATGTCGTCCTGTATGGCTTCGAGCTCGCCGCCCAGACCGCCACCGTGCGGCAGCCGGCCGTCCTCCTGGCCCAGGCCAAGGCATTCACCCTGCGCCTGATCAAGCGCGAGCGCCCCGTCGTGACGGCCAGCTGGCGCATGTGCCCATCCACCTGAGCACCCACAGCCGGGCGCAGCCCGGCCCCCCACCAAGCCCGCCCCGTGCGGGCTTTTTCACGCCCATTGCACACCAAATAAGCAATTCCGCCCCGCCTACGCGCCTGGACGACGCGCCAGCAGCACCAGGACACGCTCCAGCCAATCCAGCGCCCGACAACCCCCGCTAGGGTTCGCCAAAGCCGCCCCGGGTCAGCATCATCGCCCCCCATGAAACCTATCCACGCCCACTGGGCGCCGTGAAACCATGGCCGCCCTACCCAAAGTCGACTACGAGCGCATCGAGCCCGGCTGGCGCGCCGGCATCCTGAGCCCCGCCCAGCTGGCCGAGGAGTACACCAAGGCCACCGGTGGCGCTGTCAGCCGCGTGGCCATCATCAAGCACTTCGAGAAGCTCGGAGTCCCCCGCGACCTGAAAGCCAAGATCCAGGCCAAAGCCGACGCCATGGTTGCACAAGCCATGGTTACAGGGAAGGTTTCATCGGCGACAACTGTAACCACGGCCAAGGTCATCAACGGGCAGGCCGCGACCCAGGCGACGGTCCGGATCTCCCACCAGTCCAGCGCCAAGCGGTACCAGGCGCTCGTGGCCAAACTGACCGCCGAGCTCGAGCGGCAGACCAAGAAGCATGCATCCCTGAAGGACCGCGCCAGCACGGTCAAGATCCTGGTGGACGCCTTCGGCCGGCTGGTGGCCATCGAGCGCGAGGCCCACGGCATCAATTCCGACGACGCCCCGGATGACGATCCGATCGGCAACCTGCTCAAGAACATCAAGGCCCGCACCATCCAGCCGGTGGCCGATGACCCGGACCTGACGGCATGAGCAACCTGCCCGGCAACGAGGAACAGCTGGCCGTCGCCCTGGCTGACCCCATGTGGCGGCTGGAGAACCTGTACTTCATCATGGTCAAGACCCGGGCGCCGGCCGAGGGCGAGGATCCAGCCTCGGTGCCAAGCAAGAAGATGCCGTTCAAGATGAACGGGGCGCAGCGCCGGTTCCTGGGCAGGATCTGGAACCGCAACGTGGTGCTCAAGGCCCGCCAGGTCGGCATCACCACCCTGATCTGCATCCTGTGGCTGGACCACGCCCTGTTCGTCCCCGATCAGCGGTGCGGCATCGTGGCCCAGGACGACGGCGCGGCCAAGGCCATATTCCGGGACAAGGTCAAGTACGCCTACGACAACCTGCCGCCCCAGGTCAAGAAGCGGTTCCCCCTGGCCAAGGACGCCGCCGACGAACTGCTGTTCAAGCACAACAACTCCAGCATCCGCGTGGCCACGTCCATGCGGTCGGGCACCCTGGACCGGCTGCACGTCTCGGAAATGGGGAA